AATGCACTTTCCTGAATTGCACTGTCGGCTGTCCAGTCTATGTTAGCCGATACCGTTACAGTGCCATAAGGGTTTAGAGGATGCTTAGCCTTGGCAGTTGGAGTGCCGGTGATAGCAAAACTAATATAATCTGTGCCTACAGCGGTAATAGTTTTAGAGCCGTTATTATGCGCCTCGTTACCTGAGATGACTACAGTCTGTCCAACATAAAAAACATTGGTAACAATTTGATCAAAATAAAGTGTGCCTACAGTCGTAGTGTTGCTGTGTGCGATGTTGAAATAATTGTTAGCCCATAACATAGGAATAAGTACAGCATCTGCGGCATCACATGACTGTTGAAGCGTTGCGTCTGGATACAAGGTACCCACACCGAGAGCTGATCTTAGCTCGGCTACTGTGCAGAGTGACATCTTATTCCTTTCTAAAGACTCTGAGGGGTAGAGGGCTACTACCCCTCAGAGTGACTTAGTTTGTCTTACAGCTTGTTATTCTTAAATGCGCCTGCTGCGACCTTGGTAGCGATTGCTCCAAAACCATAGTAGCCGATCGTCACAGAACCATTGGCTGTTGACTCCGCGCGTAGGCGGTAGGTAGGGCTCTCATACCATGTGTATGCATCTGGGTTAACAATAAGGATTGATCCGTCTGTATCTGTTCCAGCTGCTGTGTTAGGTGTTACGTATAGGTTAAGACCTGCAACGTTACCCTGTAGTGCAGTAGGTGTTACTAATCCGCCTGCATTTTGTGGTACTTGAGCGTTGTAGATTGGACGTCCAGCATCGTTAAGTGTCATGATGTTTGACCATTGTGCAGTATTGACGATCATGTTACGAGCGAATGGATTAGGTAGTCCTAGTGTTGCATTGTAAACAGATGCCGCACCGCGAGAAACAACTCCGAGCAATTCTGTTGCTGTTGGATATGTTGTTGTAGTAGTTGCATCTAGTGTTGCACCTGTGATCAATGCTGCGTTAACTGCAGCATCTGTTGCCTTCGCATAAGCTGCAGCCATGTTGCGTACAAGCTCATCAAAAAATGCAGGTGATGTGCGATCAAGCAACTCGACAGAAAATGTCTGCTGTCCTGCGAACTTCTGAACATTCACGCTCAAAAAGTTTGAAGTCTGGTCTGTATCTTGAAACGCTGCGTTTTCTGCTGCAACTGCGACTGCTGGCATTGCAGTAATACGAGGGATTTCAAAAGTCATACCTGCATCTGGCAATACTCCGCGAGAGATTGCTTCAATGCTTGGACGAATTGTTGTACCGAGTGGATTGATAATTTCTGATAATTGACGTGTAGGTACTAAACCTGCATTGTCAGTTGTATCATCTGCGGCGCGTAGGTACTGACGAGCATCCTCATCACCTAGTGCTGCACGAATTGAGTTTTCTGCATACTTAGCCGCTGTTAGTTCGATGCGTGGCTTTGTATATGACATTGCTGTTACAGTTGGGCGAGCAGCTTCAACCGCTGGTGCTTCAACTGGTGTTGCTTCGACTGCTGGAGTGGTTTGTTCCACGGGGGCTGTCTCGCTTTCTGTTGGTTGGTTTGTTTCATCTGCGACAGATTCTTCCGCCGCAATATCAGTTACTTGAGCAGATTTAAACGCTGGCTCTGTTACTAAACTTACTTCGACTAAACGAGCGGCTGAAACATAAGTTACGCCGTCTTTGATTTTTGATTTCAAAACTTCCGCTCCAATACTTAATCCTGATTGTAAACCTTCCTCAGCAAGGATTAAAGCCTCTGTACCGCGCTGTGAGCGACTAATAGAAAATACAGCATCGATAGAGTTTTCAGATTCGCTAAAAGAAACCATGCGACCTAAAGGCTTTTTAATGTCATGCTGATTTAATAGTTTTACAGACTTAGTATCTGGGATTTCAATAGAGCCAGAGGCAAAAATAACTTTACCCATATTAGTAGAGCCCGCTTCAACATTAAGAGGCACAATTTTACCTGAGATAGTGCGACTTGCTGAGTCAGCTGTTAGATCAGCTGAGAAAGTAATTACTTGATTCATTCTAGACCATTATTTCCGTTAGGTGTTAGATCAGTCATTTCCATCGCTTGTTCTGGAGTAATTAGATTAAGCGTTAACAGTTTTTCGATTACTGCTAATTCTTGAAGTGGATCAGTACGCAAAAAGTTTTTGTCGATGTCAAACTTTACGACATTGCCGCGAGCGGTAATATCATCCATAGATAAACGATCCTCAATAGCTGTAATAAATGGCTGTAGAGACATCGTTAAAAATTGTTTACGCTCATCTTGCACATTGGCATAAGTCATTGAGTTATTTTGATCTGCAGAAACATAATATGCAGGCACGTTACATAAACGCGCAATTTCAGTAGCAAGGTTGAAAATCGCTTCCGAGTACATCATTTCTTTAGGTGAAAATGAAACTGGGTTATATTCTAAAGTGCTAGTAAGATATGCAGTTGACCTGCTATTACGAGATTGGCGCCAAGCTGCAAGTAATCCTTGAACCTCTTTGGGGTCTAAGTCTGCTCCGGTATTTTTAATGTATCCAGTAGCCATAGGAGTTGAGGCTGCAATAGATGCTGCCTTTTGAATATCAATAGCTGCACGAATTGTTGAAGCTCCAGCATTAAGGATGCCATCGCTTAGCGATTGGAATGTAACTAAACTCCCCAAACCATCCATCGGTAATGTAGTTCCATCAACTGCATAAGATTTTACATATGTATTAGTGCTATCTAATGTTATGGTGACTCTGTTATTAGCGATCCACTCAAAACGCGATGGACGTCCGTCCTCGTTATAAACTTCTACGACCTTCCAGAAAGCCTGCCCATATAGGAGTAACGAGTCAACTGTCCATGCGATCGTTACTGATCGAGGCTGAGAGTATGAAGGTTGCTCTAACCATGCAGGTGAGCCGATTTCCTCGTTAGTTGATTTTCTGTAAAGCTCTAAAGGAATTGCGCCGATAGTTCCCGCTAAAAGGTTTCTACAGCGGAGTAATGCAGGTACGGACATCGCCTCTGTACGACCGATGTAAGCATTTTGAAATGGCATCGCATAAGGCGAATACTCGCCTAAGACTTGAGGGGCAGACTGAGCTTCTAAAATAGGCTTAGACTGTAATCCGAATGTTTGTAGTATGCGACCCATAGACATAAATGATACCACATGTCAAGTATTTGACATATTGCATAAGGTGTGTCTAAGTATAAATCTGAGGCTTAGACTGAGGCTTAGATAGGTTATAAACGACCATGGCTAGGCTGATCGGTGCGGCTACCGATCCTGCAGATTTTCTACGAATGATTCTCCAGCTTGAGTCATTGCTTTTTGCGGCACAATTATTCATCTGGGTATCGAGGATTTCTTGCCCTTGATGCACGATTCTACGATTATCGATGTATTCCTTAAAGGTCGCACATGCGGTATAAAACTGAGCACCTGAACAGTCCTCTGTCATTACTCCAGCGTTAGAGAGCCTGTTCGCTACTACATCGGATGTGTACTTATCGTAAAGTATTAGGCGCGGCTTATACATGTCGCACCATGCTTTCGTTTCCACGGCTATCTGCAACTCATCAACTGCAATATGGCTTTCCCACGTCTGGACTAAAGCTAAACCTATCCGTCCGTCTGGCATTATCTGCCCACACACGAGAGCAGCTGAGCGTTTCGTATGATCAATATCTAACCCAAACATGGTATAAGCACCCACCGACATAACTAGCTCACTATCGGCTAAGTCCTCCCAGCTGTTAGGAGTCCATGGGCTGGTTTCGCTGGATATCCATTGGCATAAAGTCTCTGTACGAGCAGTTGCCACGCTAGAGGTAGCGATCGTCTCCTCGATAGCCTCCTCCGTGATTAGGTAACCCAGCGATGGATTCGCGAGAGCCCATGCGGATCGATCCCAGATGTCGCAGTAGGCAGGGGCTGAGTATTCATAGAAACCTAGAGACTTAGGCGGGTAGCTGAGACATCTATCGTGTAAGTCATTAAGTACAGTCGAAAACGCTGATCCCGCATTTGATGTAAACAGTCTCTGACTATTTTTGCGTGCGATCGTCACCGATTTTGCAGCATCCATCGCGACCTCAGACACCTCGCGGAGCTCATCGATCCATAAGAGGTCGCACGTGCGCCCACGCGCTCCGTCTGAGGTTGCCGCTGCTACTTCAATCTGAGCCCCGCTTTGTAGGATGATGCGCTCATCGCCATTAGTCCTACGAATACCCTTTTTGACGTCTCCATCTTTCAGCTGCACTCTGAGAAAGTCATTACGCTCGATGATGTCTGCCATGATATTAAACGACTTCATCGCCATAGAGCGGTTAGATGACATTATGAGGATGTCCTTTTCGCCGAAACAGAATAGACCCGCCAAACACCTCATACGGGCTAGATGCGACTTTCCAGACTGTCTCGACACCAATAGGAGCGATGTCTTACGGATAAACATGTCATCTTTATCCACGCGGCACATGTCATCAAGAATAAGTTTCTGCCACGCTAATAAAGGCTGCCCGATCTGCTCTGCAAGCTGGGCTATCTGGTCACCCTTAGTTTTACCCTTAAGGAAAGGACTGTGAAGCCTCGGCTTGAGTGCCCCTCGTAGCGGCTTTTTCTTTTTGGGCTTATCTGTCATTAATTCGCACTAGGTCGTGTCATCATTGGACTAGCTGGGATCGTTGTGGTCGTTATCGGGGAAA